TATTCTTTAACTCTAGCATCTCTACCGCAAATGTCGAAAGCCCCTTGAATATATTATCATTTCCCAAAATCCTCGTATATATATGCTTATACGGCTTAAACGCTAATCGCTTACATGGCACAAAAAACCCCGCCTGAGCCAAGATAATAGATATCCCAATGGATTTAATAAAACTACTCTTTCCTACGGCATTCGTACCATACAATAATATTCCCTTTTGTTCCTCGTCCAACTGCACATTATTGCTAATGTATATCTCCTCCTGCAAAATTTGCTCAATCAATGGATGGCGCAAACCCTCTACCTTAAAAAAAGAACTCTCCGCCTCGCACAGAACTGGTCTCGTATAATTATATTTTTTAGCAATGTAAGCCTTGCACGAAATAACATCAATGAGAGAAACAAACGAAATAATAGACTCCATCGACTCTACATGCAATAATAATCTCTCTAATAATTTTCTATATAAGATACCCAAATGATCATTCATTATTTTCTTGGTAGTCAAAATATCTCCACAGGCCTTTCTAATTTGGGCACTGTCAATGGTATAGTAAGATCCGGTCGCCTTCGTATAGGACACTCCCTCCAAGTCTAACTCATATTCTTTTCCTCCCGCACCGTTAAAACTCGGCTTAAAAGACGAAGGTAACGTTTTAAACCGCGTCTTCAGTAGTTCCGTCCGCCTTTTAGTCGCAATCAAACTATATCCCATCCTATCTGTTTTGTGAATTTTAACATATTCCGTTGTTTTTTGTTTCTTTTCATATTTAGCCACATGTTCATGAAAGAATATACGTAATTGTTCTAATAATTCCACCGCATTATCACAATTATCTACCATCATATCGTGATCAGCACATACTCCCGTCTTGATAAAATTATCCTCAAAATCCAACGTGCTAATCTCCCTACATTTAGAGAGATTTAACGTAGCCTCCAATATCGCATTAATCTCTCTACAGGTTTTATCCACCCCAACCAGTTGTTTATTCTCTATATAACCCATTAATGTCTTGTCCTTCTTGCAATACTTGTACAATACCCCAATATATTTAATTGTCTCGTGTAAATAATATAAATCTTGGGGCGTAATCTTTTTTAACACCAGTTTTCTCGTTAATTTTTCTATATCCTTCACCTGCTTCATTCTCTCCCTAATCTCCCCATTTACCTCCTCCGCACCCACTAAATACTCCACCATACTATACTCCATCTCCAAATATTCCTCGTCAATCGTTGGAGAGACCAAACTCGTATGCAACAACCGCTTACCCATTGACGTGACACACCTATTCATAAAATGAGACACGGAAGACACTTTCCCCTGCGATACATCGCTATGAATCATATTAAGTTGCTTTAAGGAATGATTCCCCAAAATCATCCGGTTCGTATGATTTTCGAACGTTGGCCATGCGATTTTATACACCAGATTCGGATTATGATCATATACAAAATCTAACAAGTAGCAAAAACTCTGTGTCGCAATCGCATACGTTAAAAAATAAGCATCATCATATTCATTGTAAAATCTCTGCAACATCTCTACCTGATATATCTGTTTCTCACAATGTTGAGCCTTTAGTGCCTTACTATCCTCCCCCAAGAGTGACACAATATGGATGCTCTCCGTACTAAAAGACGCATATTGAACCATATTCTTCACATATGAATCCTCCACATTATGTACAATAATAACCTCCACCGGATTATATACCGACACAAATCTCTCCAATTCATCATATGAAGTAGAATAATTCTTATATTCCGTTTCATACTCAAATATAACCGACTTACCCGTGAAAATATCTATACACGATAACCCTATAATCATTGTCTTTTTATACTCGTGCATCCATATACACACTATATTATTCGTTAAATTCACCGTATCTGACGTAAAATATGTGCCAGGACTATAAATACCATCTAAACTTCTTGTTGTTCCCGCCGCCTTCTCATCCTGCGAATACACCACCACCGTATACCCAAATGATTGTAACTTCTTCAAATACTTATCTAACATATAATCTCGGAATCCAGACATGAGTACATTCCGTTTTCCAACGCATATTTTTTTGTCTGAAATGGCCAATTCACACGAAACGGAAAAATCTTCAATTTCACTACCACTAATAATACCCGTTTTGGTTTCTTTTAACCCATATACCTCATAAAATGCCCCTACTTGCATTAACACCAATGTTTTCTCTCCATATTGTTTTTTATAATGGGTAGTTTTATTTAGATAGTCTTGTACTAGTGTCATTTATAAATTATATGCGTATGTTTTTAATATCATGTACGTTACTATTTATATTAATATTATAGGTGTTACACCACCTAATACATTTATTAATATTGGTGCTCAATAAACTAGCCGGGATATTATTATGTTTAATATAGTTAATGGTTTTATTGATATAATCAATTTGAGTTTGAGCTAGTAAGGTATTTATTTCTTGTAACGCATTGCACACATATATGGGTATAGGAACATTAATAATACTCTGTATAAAGGCTCCATTTTGAATATCTAATAACATATTATAAATTGTAGGATAATAAGAATAATTATCTAATGTTTTAAAGTTCACACAAACCACATATCGTTCTGAATTAGCGCAACGACTGGTAGACGGTTTAGTAATATGCACTTCATCATACATCATACTTAAAATATATAATAATTCATTCGTCACCTGCAAAAAACAGTCAAATAATTTCAAAATAAAAGTTCCTCCCTCTTTCTGCATAGTAATCGCATACATGACCTCCGCAAAAATCAACTTACACGAATTATGTTCTTGGGCATTATAATCTTTGGAAAAATCAAATCCTCCATCAGCAGTAACTAGATCCATGGTTCCTTTATAGTGTTTATAGCAATGCTCATAATTACACGGATGTAATATATTTCCCGTATCATCCGCCCCATTATCTAATATAATATTCGAATTCCTAGATAATATATTATGTTGTCTCCAACCGGGACTGTTTTTACCATCGATTAACGTCATTCCATGATACTTATCTTTTTTATTATTCCTTAAATTCAATATAGCCTCCATGAATCCACCGGGACCTTCCGCTAAATGAAACGTAGTAATAGAATCCTTAAAATAATCTGCCAACTTAAATTTATAATATAATTCTACTAACTTATAATAAGACCTAGATAACGGCTTATAAGCCGAAACAGAAAACGGTTTATTTAATATATGAGAATGGATATACTCATATGGATTTACCTGTTTTTTTATTAAATCCCAATCCATTTTATAATTTTCAATTAGTTGCTTATGGTATTTTACCGATTCTGCCAAAGAATGTGATATATATGTACCACATCCATCACATAATGTTAAACTCAATAATGGCTCAACAGAATGTATATTTTTTGGTAATAGAAACATACCATTTATTCCATTTATACATTTATACTTTTTTACTAAGTATGACTTTTTTATATTTTATAAACGTAGATAGAGGGACATCCTCCTCCGTAAATACAAATTTATTTATATTTCTATCAACCTCCCTGACTTTTTCAAACACAAAATATTTATTAAAATCTGAAATCATCTTTACTTTCTCGGACATTCGGTATTTGGCATTTCCATCATTAAATTCCTTAAACGATTCAATCGCCACCTTTCTAAATCCATATTTTATCATTAATTTTTCCAAAAACCCAAAATGCACCAAATACTCCTTAAACGTCTTTGCGAAAGACGCCTGGTACACATTTATACCTAATCCTAAACTACTCACATCATCCTTCCATTCTATATCTCCATAATCCTTCTCTACCTCCCAAACCTTCCTCTCATCTATTACAACCGTTAGTTTATCCTTGTCACGTAGCGCATTATAAATTAATTCTCCATCAAAACATGTTCCAATAAAATGCCCCCCTATCTTAGTACACTCCGCCACATTCTTCAAAAACTCCCCACATAGTTCGGTATCTTTAAAATAATAATGCAGCGCAAATTGACACGACACAATATCAAATCCAGATTTACCTTTTCCCCATACTAATTGTAATCCCGGCCCTATGCTCTTTGCTTCTTCCCTAGAGATATTACCAAAGACGCCATCCGCCATTTTCTTATACTTATCTTGGTCAAAAGCCCTTCCATCTTTGATATTTTTCGAAGTGTCGCCTTTCAAAAATATCACGCTTGGCATTCGTCCATGCCTTTTCTGCTGACGCGTATTAACATATCGCGCACATGCCCCATTCGCCTTATTATTTATATTATCTCCGGCAATATCGATACCCATTACAAAAGACAACTTGGCATCAATCCACTTATGCAAATCTCCTGCTTTACCTACGGCTAAATCTAGCAGTATATTATTATTTGGCTTGTCATTTACCATATTTATTAGGCTTCGTTTCACATGATTATGAAAATTTCTCAACCCTACGGTTGCTGTATTATTATTAATCGCATAATAGGCATCATTGTTTACTGCCATCTGCGTTAATCCTGATAACATGTCCTTTGTAATTGGTTTATGAATCATATACCAAATGGAATCAGCCACATTATAATCATTTCCAAAAGTAGAACGCGTGTTACGATATGCCTCCGTTTTATCATATCTTACACGCAACGGCACCCATTTCGCATTTATATACTGGAATTCTACTATCATATCATCCTCAAACGTATCCTCTTCCTCCGTCTTCATGATTAAACTTTCATACCCGTCGCGATCACTAAACGCCGCTAATAAATTTATCTCACAAATATGTGCTGCCAAATCTTCCGGGTCTGTGGGATAAAACTTTGCAGGCGCATAATTCCTACCACCCTGTATATAATCATTATTTAATATGCGCTTACACGGCAAATCGTGCATATTTTTATCATATCCAACATTTAAATATAATGTCTTATACTTTACTATACTTATACCCGCATCAGCCATTGTAGACCCAACCCGATTTCCTATTAAATCCCTACCATTCGCATCCTTCTTTGTCTTTACCAGGAAATCTACCGTATTTAATTCTGCCGGCTTCCACTTAAAAGTACTCCATTGGGTTTTTTTTGTTGCCCCATTAGCCCCTGCTACCGCCTCATTCTGTGCTGTAAATATACAACCGTCCGTCTCATACTCATACTCTCCATTACTCTCCTTTTCAAAAATCCTAGCACATAACTGATATATATGATGTGTATCATCTGCTATCAAAAACTCCTTACACTCTATCGCTAATGGCGCATTTCTACCTGAAGGAAACGCCACTACGCTAGTATTTAATGCCTGGATAACCGCCTGTAAACTAGATAACCTATTAGATTCTCCCACTGTAAACATTTTTTTTCTTAACGACACACCCTTTAAATAATATATATCAAACGCCGCAAACTTATTAATAAATACCTTATTTTTATCGTGCAAAACGTGTTCCCCATCAATAATCGTATTTACTAACTCTTCATCTACAACAACACAACCCGTAAATTGCACATTCAAATTCGTATCCAACATATAAATCTTTTTTGTCGGCGCAATATATAATAACTTTCTACTGCCATCCGCCTTATCCGTTACCGTATAATTCATCAATATATTTAATGTCTCTTGCGGATTTAAATTTTCATGCTGCAAAGTAACTGGAGATGGTCCTATAAAATTCTTAGAACTAATCTGCTTATAGGATTTACCTTCGTGAATTAACTTCATGTAATTATCCTTTATCTGGTTTTGTTCACTTATAGAAGTAGGATAATTAGTCTGCTGTAACCCAGCCAAAACTACCATCATCGCCTTGTTTATCTGCCTACCAGTATTTACATCTCCAATACCTAATAACTCAATCTCTATTTCATACTCTTCATTACTTGACAATACTCCCGAACTAGATATATTTCTTGCCGGCACTTTATTACTTTTTACAACGCTTAACTCTATTTTTAATGGTGTCCCCTCTAACTGAAACGAAATCCGGTTCATATATCGGAAAATCTTTTTGGTATCATCCCAATGGGTATGCATAAGTTGTACATTCTCATTATCAGCATCTAATATTGTCTCCGTCTGATATTTACACCGTAATTCATACTGATCTATATTAATTGCTTTTATTTCCTTCCCTTCCGCATCCATCGCATTATTCTTAGTCATATAGATTACATTATTTACCCCTAGTATACTATTCGTCTTACAATAACGCTGAATATTATTTACACCCCTTATTTCTGTACGAATACTTTTAGAAACCAGATTATCCGAAACATTTATGATTTTAATCACCACTTCTCCTAAGTCATTTTGACTGACATAATTACTCGATTTTAATTTTTGAATCACATTCTTAAAATCCGTCCCAGATATTTTATTTTTGGATAACGTTTTAAATCGTATTTCTAATTCATTCACACTATTAGGTACGGCTGAATATCCCTTGCCTTCCGTATCTAAATGTATTTTTAAAAGGTCCGCTAATTTCCGTTTAGAATCAGCCATATATATATTGATACTTATTATTTTATATCATTTGGTTCAATTTTATTAAAATATCGTCATATATCGCCTTCTTTAACCTGGATTTGGTACCAACATCTATCTCTATCCCTAATTTTGTGCCTATATCTCTCAAATCTTTCAGTTTATAACTGGATATGGCTTTAAGTGGTTTGGTATCTAAGAAATAGTATTTGCTCTCTATCTCCTCCACGTTTTTTATATCAAAGGTAACCCTATTATTTTCTAGTAAATGGATAGTAGTGCCATAATTAAAAAAATAATAACATTTATTTTTAATTATTAGTATAGATAGTTTATTCATTAGACATAATACTTTTAACGTAGACATGCTAATGGTTTTTGCATACATTAAATCTTCCTCAAAGGTAACCCGCTTATATTTTATCTCTTTTAAAATATGCGTATTTTTCCTAACCTCCTCTATTTGTTCTATTTTCTCTTTCGATTCATTTGTTAAATCCATTTTAACCTCCATCCCATACTTTGCCACGAAAAAACACCAAAAATATATATTCTTATTTAATATAATTGGCTCGTCTTTTGGCACGTCTTTTGGCACGTCTTTTGGCACCTCTTTTGGTACCTCTTTTGGTACGGATAAATATGCGTCATACAGTCGTGTAGATAAAGAGTAATCGGCTAATTGTGCTAACACATCCATATATATATATATCTATAACTCTTTATCTGTAAAATAATCGGATTTATATTTATCTTTTTCCATCTCATCTTTCATTAAATCTTTCTCTTGAATTACTACATACGACAAATATTTCTTAATCTCGTCTAAACATTCAGCCTTTACTAACGTCAAATTAATAAAAGACCCATTATTATTTTCCGTAACCACCACATTATGTTTAATAAATAATTCCAAAATATCTGATTGCCTATTCTCATTTAATGTTTCTATTTGTTTTTTTAATACTTCTAAACTAGCCATATCTAATACATTCTGGCAGTCTTTTTATATAATTACTGGGTTTGTTGTTTAACGGTTATTGTTTTTACGTCTTTTAATAATTCCCCTATAACATATATGTGATCATCATTTATCTCATACCGATGTCCAATTACTTTAATATATATCTGTTTCGTTGTATCTAATGTAATCGCGTTAAAGTCTGGATCGTTATTAAAATGATCTCTCGCTATATAGATAACAACCGGATCTTCCCCCTCTGTGTCCATCTTTATTTTACCGCGTATACCTGCTTTGGTAATATTGAGTACCGTCATAGGAAACACCACCCCTTCTACGGGCAAACATACCTCTGCTTCAAACACTACCACAAATTTAATATTGCTTCCATTGCATATTTCGCCGCTAGAATAAGACAGAATAGTAATGGATCCCTTTTTAAAATATCCCTCCACATTGCATTTTCCATCTAACTGATTTGCTAAGTAGGTTAATAAAATTGCATCTAAATTAGATCCTACTTCTTTTATGGAAATTTGAAGCGTTCTCTCTAAGCATACTTTATGATAAATGTCTTGCATGTATAATAAAATGAAATATATTCTTTAAATTCAATTTTACGTTTTATAATGTAGAAACCAACTTTTATTGTCATGTTTTTTAGCATTATAGTAGCGTAATACCAACTCCAGATATATGCATAATTGCTCACGAACCATCTGGTCTAATCCTAGTATCGTAATCCCTGATATATATTCAATATTTTTTATGATTCCCGATTTAGGCGAATGGTTACAAACGGCACCTTTGGTATTATTACTATTATGATTTTTAGTCTTGAACACAACCGCCTTACTGTTGTACGTAAGTTCCATATAACCTATGAAATCATTTTCAAGGAGGGATTTGTCTGCTTCTGTCGACATACTCCGTTCCGATAATTTAGCTTCTCTCCATTTTATATCTCCTTTTACATATATTACTTCCCATAACATAATTACTGGTTGACCAATCGTATTTGTTAGTACTCTTTTTTGGAATGCGTTCTTTAATAATATAAGATAATCCGTAAGAACCTCTTTCGTAAAATATAAATAATTTAATACTATTAGCACCTCATCCAATAATAACACATCTATTTGTCTATCCAATATTAAAGACATAAATTCCTCTTCCTGAATGGGGAAATGCTCGCGTAAACTATTATATACCGATATTTTATCTCCTGTTATACCTGCGTATTTTATATAATAAAACCAACGCGACTCCTGCTTAGAATCTGACGACGGGTTATCTAATATTTGGTACTGCTTATATAAGGTATCTATGAGTAATCTATCCTGTGCTTCAACCTTTAGCACCTTTTTTGGCAACTTTATTCTTAACTTTGGCACCTTATACGTTAATGGACGCGTGCGATCAAACATTGTGCTTTTTATATTAGTTAATTCAACCGGTTGAAATATATATAAGTTCCCAATCATTATTAAATGTCCTACCGTATTATACTTATCAACCAGCATATTTCTTTTATTAGTTAATAACTCCTCTAATGCTGCGTATATTTCCACATCCGAATACTGCTTATTATATTTTAGTAGTTTAAATAACTTATCTTTTGTTAAACTATAGTATTCGCGGAATAGGTCAGTTATATGGTGGATAATTTTCTCGTTCCGCATTATCATATAATCCGCATTATATGTTCCCATATTTACTACCAAGTTGGGTTTATTAGGCGTGCACTCAAAACTGCAGTTCTCCATATAATCACACGCAGAACTATATGGTTTATCTCCTACTGGGAAATGAATCGTTTCGGTGGTGGATAACGTAATATATACCGATGTATTGATTTTATCGGCTGCAAAATTAGTTTGACCATGATTTAATATACAATCAACGGCGTTTTCTTTTAATAACCGAGAGATGTTACCGACTTTAATGGCCTTTTGTTCGGCCAAATTATAAATATGCATATCTGCGGCTATTTCTAAAAGATTATCGGTTAATTGCGACGCATACATAAATAGTTGCACGTTTCTCTCTTTAAATGGTAGCATTTTATGGCTACAGGTTCTCACTCCTCTACCTATTATTTGTTCTATGCGACTCATATTAAACCATGGGTCTAAGATATGAATTTGGCGTATGTTTTTGAAATCCACTCCTTCTGAGCCAGCCATAGAAATTAATACAACTTTAATCTTCTCTCCACGTAAATTATCCTCTGCTTTCACTCTTTCTATAACATCCAGATTGCTATGATATCTAGGATCAGAAGTAATTATTATATATTTACCAATTTCCGTCGTTCTAGAGGTTAATAATGGCGACCCATATTTTTTATAACCTAATTCCTCGAGCATAAGTGCCACGGGTATTAAACCGTTATCTAAATAATAAGAATATATTAATATTATTCCGGTAGAATTGCTTACTTGTTCACCTATATGTTTTATTTTTGCGCTATATTTTCCTATATTGTCTAACTCAAAAAACCTCTCCTTACCCTTATACGAAAACGTCTTATTCTCATATTTCATATTGTCCGTTAATGCGTCATTACCTACCATTAAATCGCCTGGATAAACCATATTCAGTGCTTGAATTGGCTTTGCTAACGTATCATAGTTTAATCCGCCAGATAATATCTTTGTATCTGCTTCAATAATAGAGCGATATCCAAATAATTGATTATCGGTAACCGGTAATACAACCAAATCAATATGTTTTATTATGTTTCTATCCAGTGTTTCTCCAGTAAGCGATATATTAGGTAGAGGAGATAAATTTTTAATAGAATGTTTGCTAAAATGGGAAGGATATATCCTGTAAGGGAAAATATAAGGGTTTTCTCCCCTAACAAAAGAAATATATCCTCGCATTTTTTGTATTAATAACTCTTTTCCTCCCTTTCTAAAACCGCCGTCTGAATTAAACACCTCTGATTCATTAATCGCGCTACGCCCATCATTCTCATTCATATAAGATAATAGTTGGACGATTTCACTCGCTTTATCGTACATGGGAGTTGCTGATAAAAATAGCAAACGCATATGCTCCACTGTAGATACTAGACGTTTTAATCCATTCGCAATCAACTTAATATCTTTTGCCTGACCGGACCGAATATTCTGAACCTCATCTATTACTACTAACCTATTTTCATATTCTTTTTGTAATTTTTTGTCGGATGTAAACGCCGCAATTTTATTCGCAAATTCTACATACCCCATAAAGTGATAATATTTATCAATCAGGTTATTAATACTAGACACTAACTCTTGCTTATTTAAATCACTCTCCATTGGTAAAACTTCATTAAGTATTTTAGTGCCTACACATGTTTGCATAGTCCAAGGTTGATTAGGTTTTTTAATCAGTTTCGATACATCAAATAACTGCGTTCTAAATTCTCGTTGTACATTTGGAGAGGCAATGATTATTATTTTTTTGGAGATTCCAGTTTGTTTCATATAGTCTCTCATTTCTTCACAAATTCCTATGGCTGAACATGTTTTGCCTGATCCTAACCCATGATATAATAACATGCTATTATATGGAGTATTAAACGATAAATAATTTCGTACAAACATTTGATGTGGGGCGAGTTCAAACTGTGAATGACAAAAATCATCATTGGTAAGGGGTAACTCTATATTACCATCGTATTTGGTATTATTAAACTCTAGTTTCTCTGCTATCTTAATGTTAAATGCTGGGTCCGAGTATTCGGGGTATAAAAACGTATTATCCCTATGTTGCGGTGAGAGTTTATGTTTTTGTAATATAATTTTTTTGAATTTGGTAGCCATATATATTATATATATAAAGTATATTCTATAAGTGCCTTATTTAATTTTGTGATAGTATCTTTTTTTTCGGGGCTATACGGACGAATTAACTGTATACATTCGGAATAGGTACACCATTTAACCGAACTAACCTCTGTCTGTTCATAATTAGTAGGTACTTTATTATGTGTTTCTTTAAACCTTGCAATAAAATATTTATATTTATACGATTTATTATTGGTTCCTAAAAATATTTCAATATAAGGAACAATATTATTAATAATGTTCATTTGATCTCTATTATAACCAGTCTCCTCTTCCCATTCCCGTATAGCACATGAATAATCATTTTCTTTATAGTTTCGCCTCCCTTTAGGAAACCCCCACTCGGGTTCTAACCAGATAGTCGTTTTTTTTTTGATTATTTCAGATAGACTAATAGAAGAACCCATTAATTGATATCCTCTTTTCAGTTTGGCGTGTTTATCTTTAGCTGTTAAATATTCATTAACATACTGATGCTTATTCTCTCTCCATAAATCATCCCACAATTTATCAAACGGTTCCGTTTGAATGTCTTTTAGTTCTTGCTCTGTCATTACTTCTACTATTTTTTGCAAATATAATTCATTATTTATTGCATATTTACCTCTTATAAAATCTACATAACCTAACGAATTCCTTCTACGAATCATTAAATATTCATAGGCATTATTTACCTTTCTATACGCAATCACACCCATACTTAAAATGGGCATCCGGCATTTTTGATATAGATGCCCCGCATTACCACAGTTATTACAAAATAAATATTTACTCATAGTTAAGGTTTACTTAGTTAAGTTTATATATTTATTTATTATATAAAATGAATAGACCAAAAAACCCTACTATATGGGGTCCACCATTCTGGTTTACACTACATACCATATGCCAGCATTATCCAATCTACCCTAATTCTGTCATTAAAAAAAAATACTACGACTTTCTCTCTAATATTCCATTATTTTTACCTCATGAACAGATAGGTGATAAATTTGCCGAACTATTAGATAAATACCCCCTAAATCCTTACCTAGAATCTCAACCCAAATTATGCAAATGGATGCATTTTATACATAATAAAATTAATACCCAGACTAACAAACCTACCATGCCCTACCATGAATATATCGCCCTATATGAATCCTACTACATCCCCAAACCACCCCCCCCTAAATCCAACTTAATATCTTTTAGTCTAATTATTTCCTCCTTTATTGCCATTATTATTTATCTTCATCATTTATAATATTATGAAATTTGAATTATTCATTTTAGGAATAACCGGCTTTTTTATCGCAAATACCTATTACGATGGTAAATATGTAAAACTACTTCTCACGTGGAAAAAATATTACACCATGGCACTATGGGGATTTATTGGTCTATCGATATATCTATTTATGAAAAAGCACCCAAATAAAACAAAAGACCTGTTTAGCCATGCTAATAAAATGGTCCAATATATGCCCATCGATAAAGACTCCAAACACCTAATTACACCTATCTTTAATCTTACCGACTTTAATCCTCAACATAAACGTATGCTTAACTCCGGAAATAACTCCACCAAAAGATCCGTTAGCGAAACCAAAAAAAAGTATGTAGCCGCAAGCCAGAACTGGTTATGTGGAAATTGCAAGGAACAACTACCCGCATGGTTTGAGGTAGACCACCAAATTAGATTAGATTCTGGCGGGACTAATCACGTAGACAATTTAGTAGCATTATGCCGAAATTGTCATGGGAAAAAAACCGCAATGGAAAACTTATAATCGCCTTTTATAATCTCCTTTTATAATCGCCTTTTATAATCGCCTTTTATACTCGCCTTTTATAATCGCCTTTTATAATCTCCTATATTATTATGCAACATATAAACAACACCCTAACCTCTGCCGAAACATATAAAAACATTGCCACCAGAAACATTAAGGAATATATTGAATACTTTGCAATAGGAACCTTCATAATTATATTTTTAGTTATTATTTATAGTATTAGCACGTATGATCCTAGTGGATTGATAACTAGGCATTTTAATGTATTTATTTTTGTTAGTAGTATTAGTTTATTTTATTTAATTATTAATTTGCTGGCGCTTGCGTTAAAAAAAGGCAACCAGCAAGATAAAAATCATATTATTACAATCAAACATATAAATGTTGCTTTAGCAGTTATTAGCATTTTATATATTATCTTCAAACTAAATCTATTTCATCTAAATTTCACTTCTATCATTGTAAACATATTATTAGTCGCATGTGCAGTAACCATACTAAAACTCTCTCAAATAAACTTAGTCAACTTTTTGGAGATACAAAAATGGATAAGGTATGAATATAACCAATTACCTAAAAATACCGTCTATATTTTTACGGTACTAATTGTAGTATTCATTATTAGCCTTGCTGGAAATATATTTGATCCACTTATAAAACTAATTCTTTTACCTAAATATAAACAATTAGTATCTGAACCAATCTACACTAATACCCTTAATAACTATGAATCATTTCAATATAACGCTACCTTTAATTATAACTACTCGATTAGTAGCTGGATATACCTTAATCCACAACCACCCAATACAAGTCCCGCATACAATAAATATTCCTCCCTACTAAATTATGGTAATAAACCTAATATAATGTACAAAGGCAGAGATAACGACCTTATGATTCAAATGCTTAAAGGGGAAGATCAGCAAATAAAAACCTTTCACTCAAAGGATGTTTTATTACAGAAATGGAATCATATCGTTATTAATTACACAAACAATAATTTAGATGTATTTTTAAATAATAAACTAGTCGGGTCAGAAGTTAATATTACGCCTATCATGAAACATGATATGATTTCTACTGGAGAGAATAATGGCATACATGGAGGGATTAAAAATACCTATCATTTTAATAAACCATTATATTTATGGCAAATTAATTATTTATATTCTCAAAAATAATCTATACAGTTAGTATATATGAATTATTTAACTATCTTAGGTATTATTGTTATAGTAATTATCTTGTATTACATTATTAAATATCTCTTCTCTGGAGGCACCTTGACCTCTACTAGTAGCGCTAAAAAAACCATCACTATTTCATCCGACAACGTTGCCAATACCGCCAACTTTACTTACTCTATTTGGTTCTATATTGACAATTGGAATTATAAATTTGGTATCGACAAAACCATATTAACGAAAGGTAACAAAAATGTTGAAATAAATTTAGGAAAAGAAGAAAATAATCTAAATATTGCGATTGAATTAGAATCCAAAACAAAAAAAACTCACAACTGCAATGTACCTAATATACCAATACAGAAATGGGTCTCTTGTATCATAAGCGTCTATGGACGGTCATTGGATGTATATATCAACGGTAAATTAGTACGCACTTGTATTCTAGAAAACGTAGCTAAATTAAATGACGGCGATATACAAATTACCCCGAATGGTGGATTTTCGGGATATACCTCCAATTTTCAGTTTATTCCCGATGCAACTAACCCGGAAGAAGCATATAATATATATAAGCAAGGTAATGGCACCAACTTTTTATCGTCTATATTAGGAAAATACAAGTTTAAAGTGGAGTTTCTTAAAGACAACCAAACAATGTCAAGTTTAGAAATATAATATATCACTATTTATTATATGACCTATTTTTCTAGCACTCAAGCATTCTTTGAATCAAATAGCCTGGTTGCTAAATTTGCTTTTCTAATCTTAGCATTAATTATATTTATCTTTTTATTACGGACCGGTATAAATATAATCGGTTGGTTATTATCTCCATCCGGTAACATAAAATTAATTGATGGAATGATTAACGCACGACACAGTGAGATATTTGTACAAGACCCTAATAAAACAAACGCCAAACCAGTTCTTCGCTCCATTAATAAATCACGGGGCATAGAATTCACATGGTCTGTATGGATATTTATAGACAATTTAGACGAAAATAGTGACCAATACAAACATATCTTCCATAAAGGCAATGATAAAATGAACTACACCAACACACCCATCGGTCTAAATGAACCTAACAACGGACCCGGGCTCTATATCACCCCTAATAAAAATGACCTGCTAGTTATTATGAATACATTTGAGAAAATAGACGAAAAAATCAACGTGCAAGATATACCTCTGAATAAATGGGTAAATATAATAATTAGGTGTGAAGACAAAACCGTTGACGTCTACATTAATGGCCGCATCGCTACTCGCCATAAAGCCAGCGGAGTTCCTTTTCAAAATTACGGAGATGTTTATGTTGCCCTTAATGGCGGATTTCCCGGCTATATATCCAACCTATGGTACTGGAATAAGGCTTTAAATACCTCCGAAATCCAATCGTTAGTTAGTAGTGGTCCTAATATGTCCATGGCCGACAATAGTAATTTAAAACATAGTTCTCCTCAATACTTGTCTCTCAGGTGGTTCTTTTCTAATAATGAACTAAATAAAAGCGACTATGGTGGATTATAAATTTTTAGATACGCATAATATAATTATATATAGTTATATTATGAGTGAAATGAACTTATGGACACGTTATCGTTTAAATTGTCCAGGTGAACGTATATTTTCTTTTCATGACTTAAATATGAAACGAAAGGCCGTAACACTTCAACACAAACAAAATGCTTACAACATTACCAAAAAACAAAAGTTTAGTCTTATCGTTAAAGACCGATATTATACTAGCATAACCCCCGCATCAGACCCACCTGAATGCACTATAAACATAAATGATAAGGATGGTTCCCCCGCATCAACTAATGACGTACCAGGTAATAAAAGTTTCATTATTTATAATGATGTAAACGTTCCTATTTATAATTATATTCCTGTTAAACGAACCTATAGAGGTGGATCTAATAAATACCCATACACGGCGTGGTCTTACGGAAAAGCAGGGTTTGCTGTCGGATCAAAGGGAAGCAGTAGGGCCTCTCGCGCTGCTGCTGCGAGAGAATTAGCAGCAAATCCGAATCTGTATAACAGAAAAGCAATAAAACCATGCAAATTAGAATAACCACTTGCAACCAGATAATAGAGACTATTTATGACCTAGAAACAATAACTACCTAGGATTATTGTAAGATAAATATAACATGATGCTAATAACCAATCCGTTATAGTGGACCTGGATAAACTGACCGCTATGTCTTCTAAATCATCATGAGTTACACAAGAACCCATACATTACTTAGCCTACTATATTTAACTAATATTATTTTAATCTTTATATATATAAAATGAAGGCAACATACATAACTTTTTTATTTATTATTATTATTATAGCATGTTTTTCTTTCATAGAGCCATTAGCAAATCCTAAAGAACCTAAGGAATCTAATCAGTCAATTCCACAAACCGACCATAAAAAAATTCTCATGCAGATAGTAAACCTGCAAACCATGGAACAATCCCTATATAATAATTTAAATAATGACCCTAAAAAAGCATCTAATGCCGTAAGTAACATTAATAAGATAGCTATGTACAGAAATGAATTATTTGACAAACTAATTAATGATGCTAATACTGCCATTAAAAGTTCTCCTAAAATGGAAAAAGACAATAGATTATTCGGCGAAATAAATAATGAATTAGGAAAAAGGAAACGTCAATTATCTACCGGCAACAAATTCGAAAATATGAAAATGGCTGAGATTAATAATTATTATAACGAGAGATCCAAAGCATATGTTAGTTTCTTTAAATTTCTATTTTACTGCAGTATACCCCTACTAATTATATCCGTACTAATTAATCGGAATATCCTTCCTAGTATGTATGGCAAAATATTAATAGGGATTGTTTTGTTCGTTATTCTATTCTGGGGGGGAACCCAATACTACGATATTATATCTCGCAATAACATGAATTTTGATGAATATGACTTCGGTCGTGAATTTAATACTGAGGATACCTCCGGAGGACCTACTGATTCCCCTTATCCTACCGGATGTATAGACTCTAACTGTTGTGCTCCAGGAACCATATATGATAACTCAAAGGGATTATGTGTAATCCCTTCCTCCTAAAATTAATATATATCTATAATAAATGACTGGAGAAACTGATTTTTTAGGTTCATCTACTGCCGACCCGGTCAATTCGCAGGATATATTATCTAACATAAGTAAATCATTAGAAAGTTCTGATTTTAAGGCTAATTCCAATCCCAAGTTAAAAGCCGCCTTAGCACAATTACAAGCCAAAATGCCTGCCGCAAAAAAAGCCCTAACAGAAGCCGCCGCACACCATAAAAAAATGACGAGTATTGAAGGAACGGAAAGTTATGATAAAGAAACCATAGGCGACTTAGAATATAAATATAACCAGGCGCGAGTCATTGAAAAAAGAGCCCCACGAGATGTTATTACCGCACGAAAAAACTTCTATACGTTTAAATATTCCAAGCACTATTGGAATCAAATGGAGCGAGATAAATACAACAAACTCGCAGATACAAAATATGATGAGATGATTAATAATCGGCAAATAAAAAATAAAGAATTAGACGTATTAATTGATTCATATAGCAATTCTCTCACAAATCAACAAAACATGGGGGATTTCATTAAAAAATTAAAAAACGAAAACAAGCAATTAGACCATAAAATTCGTAAAAAATTATCTACCTTAAATACGAATGAGAGAAAAGTATGGTATGAGACACACGAACTAGGATACATGAGGAACTGGACTACCCTGATGTTTTATATTTATTATATCTTTGTAGTAGTCTTTATCTATTATTTTATACAGAAAAAACTATGGGAACCCTATGGATACAGAAATAACAAGTTAGACATCGCCCTCTTGGTCCTTTTTGTTTTTTGGGGATACATAAGTTTACATATTACTGGTTATCTATTTAAAATTATCCAATTTTTTATTGGACTCATGCCAATAGACGCATATAGCAAATTGTAATCTGGGGATGAGCCGAGTGGGTTACGTTTTAATCATCCTCCTCATACATGATTGCAATACCTTTCCAACCGCCTTTCGGATACTTCCCATATTTCTTAATAATATGGTCGATTAATTCCTTTGGTTTGGGTACGCTATGCGTTTTACCATGTTGCTCTTGATACCAATCTCTAAATTCTTGCTGAACTTCATTCTTCTTTAATGTACCACCCTCTATTACCTCCACCCGTTCCTTCATAAACTCCGCCAAATAATTTTGGCCTTCGCGATACTTATTGCTTTGGGCCAACACTATTTTACAATCCTTCACATTTCCTTTATTCACTATCGCTAACTCTACTAGCAAAGCCATACATGCGGTTTTCCACTCAGGGAATTTATCCTCTAATCTTTTATTCACCTTGAATTGATACGGCTCATCAGGATCATTATCCACTGGATTCTCCATAAACTTTGCCATATGGTCACACACCCTAATTCTCCTCCAAGTACCATCATCATTCGCCTCTATATCAAACAAGGTATTTGTACACACAACCAACTTAAACTGAGGAATAAATGTCACTGTATCCCTAAATAACGCCCTACCCTGAATCGGATCTCCTCCCGTGATTTCCTTCATAATTCCTTCATTAATTTTATCCCCTTTAGATGGCTCCTGCATCACCGCATAACGCGTACCCTTTAACGCCACAATTTCAGATGAAGTTCCACCAATAGACGTCCTCTTTTGCGTAATGAGGGTAATTGGCACCGTCCCTTTATAATCTCCCAATACTTTTCCCATTAATAATACTAGCATTGATTTACCGTTTCTACCGCTACCCGTATAAATATTAAACGTTTGATTCTCATTGGTACCGATAAGCGTAGAGGCTAAATGATCCCACATATATCTTCGCAATTCCTCCACTGGGAATAATTGCTCCATAAATAACATGACCTCGTCTATCACCGACTGCTTAATTAAATGTTTCGGAACATAATCATAATTAGTGCATTTAACAATATAATCATCCGGTCTACCATCTCTAAAATGTCCTTCCTCAAAATCATATACTCCATTCGTAAATCCTAATAAATAAGGACGACTGTCCTGCGCATCCAAAAATCTATCATCATAAAATAACTCCTTCGCCTCCTTCATTATTTTATCCTTGTCCGCCGTCCGCTTTAGCCTATCCGCCGTAGTCGCCACAAATCTTACATATTTTTCCATCTTTTCATACTCATCCCCCTCCAATAACTGCAACTTTTGCGTTAATTCCCAAATCTTCCAAAAATACTTTTTATGCACCGCAGTAGATATCGTTGCCCGCAAACTATTTCCCGAATCAATTTCATGCCATCTATGCTGCTTATATTGATACCAAATATTCATTTTAATACTCACGCAAATATACTTCCCTTTATACATGTTATATAATACATTCGCCAAATCATACTCTGTTGCTGGACGACTAGGATCGCTAATGGTTGCCCTCACATAATAACTTACTGACTCCTGCTCTATTTTATTTAATTCAGTACTATTTCCATACTCCCTCGCCCAATAAACAATCGATTTAGAGGTAACCGGTCTCTCGCCATCATACATGTATTTCCACTGCTCACATAATTTAGGAATATCCGCATAATTAAACTCACTTGATTGACTACTAAATTTTAACCATGTCAACAATGTACTATTATGCGTATAACGTAGCGCCCAACCAACCCTTATCCATTTAGCATAAGAACCTGGACCATAAAAATCCTCTGGCAAAAGCATCGTATATTGATGCACCTCTTTCAAATTATAATTTAAGGTACTCGATATCATAATAGTATTATCTACCCCCTCGTCTTTTATACAACTATTTAAAAACTTCTCTACCGCGGTATCTAGTTCTTCTTGATTAGAAATTTCATCTGGTTTAATCGTCTGGTCATTACTAGCAGTAGTTACTTTTAGTTTTTTTTTGGGAATCGTAACTCCTTCTTTTAGAGGAAAATGCACATGTTCGGTATATCTTGCACATAATGTTGGAAATAGTTCTTTCCTATTTACATTACTCATACTCGTCTCACTTAACTCGAACTCACAACTTTCTTCATTATATACACAGTTGTAATTTTTATGTAACACATATACCTTATATTTCGGTTTACGAGACCCCAACAACTGCCAGTTCGTATACCCAACACTAATACCTTCATCTAAAATGCTTTCCCACGCATTTAATAGCGGTAAATCATCCCATATATCACCCGCCTCTGCAATAATGCGCTTACGCAACACTTCTTGTACGTTGTGGTCTAATTTGATGCCAAAAATAATATGTATGCCATCTTTGGTGATGTTATTATTTGTATCTTTGTTTACGTCAGGTTTTTCAAAAATATAAATAGGAAATGCTACTGGTTCCAAAATCAACAGTTCTTTTAGTTCGTCTAAATAAATTTGGAGTAAATCAAGAATATGATTATCCGTATGCTGTCTGGTTTGAACGGATTCATCATATCGTAAATCTATATCTATCAACAAAGGTCCACCTTTAGATAATTGCTTTTCCGTCAAATATTCTTTTTTTTTTTTAATAAATACGTGATCATAATACAGGTCATTAAATTCCTCTATATCTGCTGCCGGAATACTATAAGAACCACCATATATTTTTTCATCCATATCTCCAATACGAGTATGGGTTAATTCATTTTTGCCTTTTACGTATTTGTGACTGCATAAAAAGGCATCTAAGGTGGAACTTTTGGTATAACCGTCCATTAATTTATAAATATAAAAATAATTTTAACTCAATTTTTTCAAATATATGCGAGCATTGTTCAAATATAGAACAATTATGACTTAAACAGTGATAAAAGAAATATAGTAACATGACAGAAGAAACAATTTCTAAATATACGATAAAACGATTAGTTAAAGATATAGCGGATGTAACAAAACACCCATTACATGATCAAGGCATCTATTATCATCATGATGATACCAATATGTTAATTGGCTACGCATTAATCATTGGGCCCGAAGACACTCCCTATCAATATGGATTTTATCATTTTAAGATAGTATATCCGGCAAATTACCCAGATAGACCTCCAACCGTGACATTTCTTACCAATAAAGACCGAATTAGATTCAATCCTAATTTTTATAGGAATGGGAAATGTTGTTTATCGATATTGAATACCTGGAGCGGAGATCAATGGTCGTCATGTCAAACTCTTAGGTCTATTTTATTAACATTGGTAACGGTTTTTAATAAAACCCCCTTTTTAAATGAGCCTGCCATCACCGAAGAGCATGTCGATTATGAAAGTTATCATAAATTAATAGCATATTGTAATATTAAGATTGCATTTTTAGGTACCATCAATCAAGATATAAGTACCATAGATTATACCATATTTGATAAAGAAATAAAGGAGGAATATTCAAATAATCTTAAAAAAATTATAGCGTATATCAAAAAAGAGAATTGGAATAGTTTAGAGGCAAAGGTATATACAAATAGTTTATATAATATTAGATGTTCGTGTAATTATAAAAGTATATATGATGAACTAATAAAATTGAAGTAATTATATATAAATAACATATATATATATAATTATGAAGTTTTGTAACAAGTGCGATAACATGTATTATATCAGGTTAAACGAATCTGATATGTCTTTAACTAATTATTGTCGTCATTGTGGAAATGAGGATAATAGCACGGATACGAATATTATTTATTCAGAAGAGACTGCTGCCTATAACAAAGATATTGTAAATGAATATACCAAATTTGATCCTACCTTGCCAAGAATTTCCAATATCCCGTGTCAAAACGCCGACTGCATTTCTCATAAGGAAGGCGAAACCAACGAAATTATATATATAAAATACGATGAAGTAAACCTCAAATTTCTCTATTTGTGTACCAAATGCGACACTAGTTGGAAAATATAATGTAAAATTGAAATATAAAAATATATTAGTATAACATATAAATGTCCAGCGCAGAAGAAAACGAAGATTCTGATACTGGATCTTCGTCAGAAGATGAACCGGTGATATCTGATGAATCTTCTGATGACGAGGAAGTTGATCCAGAAAATAGCAGTCCTATACCGACTGATGAGGTAGATGCTAACCATTTAAATTATGACTCGGATGAATTAGATTATCCTGAAAATCCAAGTGTTAACTTGCATGAGACACAAAATAAACTAAAGCAGTTTCATCCAGAAGCAACCGCCGCAAATTATAAAGAAATAAAATTGCTAACTAACCTAAAGCGTATAAACGGAATTATTGTAGATCCCAATCACAAAACCTTACCTATTTTAAGTAAGTATGAGCGTACTAAAATTATAGGACAACGAGCGAAACAAATTGAAGATGGAGACATGCCGTATATTACTGTTAATAATATTATAGACCCATATATCATATCTTTAATGGAACTAGAAGCAGGCAAAATTCCATTTATAGTCAGACGTCCGATGCCGGATGGCACTTCGGAATATTGGAAATTAAATGACTTACAAATAGTATAAAACACGTTATCATTTATAGAAATTATGTAATAAATTCTCGGCTGACTTATTTTTTACTGGTTTACCCGCCAAGTGTGCACTCTTATATATCTCCCTTAAAACATCTTGTGGAGTATTATTACCTGCTTTAAATAAATGGTGTTTCTTTAAATACGCCCTCACCTCACATATGGATGCGTTATTTAGGATATTAATTTCCTCTGTTATGCGTTTTCTTGTGCTATTATTCTTAATAAGCACCCCTATTTTATTCTCTCGTTTGCCTAAATGATAAGTCTTTCTATTGGGATGGGGCGGAATACTAGCACTTGGCTTAGAGGTATGAGGTACAACAGTAATAGAATTGTTAGGATCTAATGCGAGGGGCTTCGTGGGAATATAATGATTATTGGAAATAGAAGGTATAGTTATACCAGCCAGCTCAGGCTGAGACGGAGGAGGAGGAGGAATAATAGCATGGGCTTGCGATCGTAGAGATTCAGAGGGAAGGGTTGTAGGAATAGACGGGGCAGATGCTAAAACATGATGCGTATTTTTCTGGGTCGATCGCTTCCATTCTCTCATAGTAGGCTTATTCGTACCTTTTAATATACCATAGTTGGGTGCAGGTTTTATACGATAATGGGCAGCCGCCTCTTTTAAACCCTCTGTACTCAATTTCATATCAGTGGGTAACGTCGAATACACATTCTCTGTTTTATTTCGCGAGCGCGTCTTTTTCTTCTCTTTATTAAGTTTTTGAAAATAAGACAGATGTTTATCAAAGTTACTGAGGTTTTTATCTGTTGGTTGATCTGCAGGTTGATGATTTTTTTGGGTACTCATGTGTTGTTTTAGTCTGTTAATTAATTGATGTTTGTTTATTTTATTCGATTGGTGTTTTATACGTTTTCGGGGTGGTTTGCTAGCTTTCACGTTAAATAATTTGGGAGAGATATTAATGGTTTTTGACGAACTCATTTATACTACACAAGTATAAATGATTTTATATTATAACTTAATTTCTAACATGCTACCCGATAATGTATTGCGCCTTTTTTGGGGGGTGCTACGGATCCACCAGATCTGGAACGCCTTCTTGCTCGATTACTATCATTCCTATTCGCCCCTGAAAAAGATATATATGGCCCAGCGGTATGTTTGCTAGATTTACCTATCGCTACATTCCTCTTTGTCTCAATATAAGAGGAGGACGATTGTCTATTAGCCCCTTCGGTTGCACCCGCTACCGGTCCCACCTTTCTTTGCGGTACCAGTTTATTATTTCTACGATGATAATCATACCCAGCATTTTGTATATATACCTGACGACCTCGTGAAAAGGTACTTCCCCCATCGGATGGATAATACTTTGCGGGCATCTCATTTTTAGGTAAAATCGCATTATTCCCTGCCGACCTATTAATGGAATAATTTCTACCACCATTCGGTATTAAATGATACCCTGTAGGCACATCGTCTGTTTTACATTTATAAACCACTTTTTCACAATAAGCCATATATTATTATTACAGATAATAAATTCCCTACTATTATTTTTCTTTTTCTTTTTCTAACATCTCGCAAATGGTTTGATATTGCTTCTGTTTCCCTCCACCATTACACCCTACCGACTTTTGACTGGCCTCATGATACGGAGTATTACCCCAACGGTCTTTAGGATAAGCCTTTACCCCTTTCTCTAATAAATAAGTAACCACTAGTATATGACCGTCCGCCGCTGCTAAATGCAATGCCGTTCGCATATCATAATCTGTCGCGTCTAAACTGATTCTCTCCTCTAACGCTTTAATTTCTCCTAGATTTCCTTCCGACGCAGCCGTAATTAACCTTTGCACTAAAACCGTCTCCGACTCCTCTACCAGTTCATTTGTACCGAGCGGTGTCTCCATAATTCCCTGGAAAATATGATACTTACTATTTGTTCTCTCCACCAATTTCTTACAACATTCTATACCTCTTACCGAATTACCCATCTCGTCTAACCTTGGCGACCAAATACATAATCCACCAACATTAGGTATCACCACCAACATACAACCACTCACTCCCGATTTAGCAGGCAACCCAATCTTAAATGCAAACTGGCCACTAAAATCATACATTCCACACATATACATTAACGATAAACAATCCCTAACAATCTCCTTCTTAATTACTACCTTATTCGTAATAGGACACACCCCTCCATTACTTAATGTACCCGCAATAACCGCTGCCGTTTCACAATTCAACGTAACCGAACAACACTGAAAATATAAATTTAAGGCATCCTGTATATCATTAGGAGAAGGATTATTATTAAATGCACCATTCTCCCTCATATAATACGCCAATGAGGTATTCCTATCCGCATGATGCTTCTCACTCAAATACACCGTATTATCAAACCCAATTTTACCTACTCCACCACCTAGTTTCTCATAAAATTCTTTAACCGCCTCAAACCTACTAGATGGCTCCTTTTTTGCCTCGATTAAAGAACTAATCATAATTGCTCCAGCATTAATCATCGGATTATGCGGTAATCCTTCCCTATTTAACACAAAACTATTAAATTCCCTGCCACTCGGCTCATACCCTACATGGTCATGCACATTATTATTTAACATTCTTGCTAAACAATAATTTAATGGCTTGCTACACGACTGTAAACAAAACGCTTGAGTATAATCTCCTATATTAATTTGCTCGCCCTCTACCGAACAAAAACTTATTCCATATAAATCCGGATTTACCTTCGCTAATTGCGGTATATAATCTGCTACTTTACCTCCGGAGGTATTCCTCGTCTCATTATAGATCTCATTTAGAACTTCTTTCCACATCAAATAGTAATGCTAATTATCATTTATATTAATTTATATTATATTTTATTACTGGTAAATTAACCAATATAACACAATCGTTTTTAACTGCGTTTTTAAATCTATTAATTATCCTAAAATGCGCGACTGGTTAAGTCCAACTCCTTTGGCGCCCCCTGCCTATCGGCACTCCACTACCGCCATAAGAATAATCGGTCATATTATATTTGTTTGTCTTAGAACACGGTATATCTCCCGCATATCCTTCATTTATACTTTTTTCCTTCATGTATCTCGTAAAATCGGACGAATCGTATACATATTTGACATTGGTTGACGCTATAGGAGGCTTACTACTATCACACGGTCCACCTATCACTCCATCCTTCGTACTCATTACCATCATTCCCGGACGGCTAGTTACTTGATTAGATCCTCCACATGCTGAATTAACTCGCGATAAATAGTCTCCTGCATTCATTACTGCTCTAAATCCTCCTATTGCCCTTTTATTCTTTTTGCAAGAATAATTAGTATTCCATACCTCTCGGAGAATATTTCTCTCCATTGCTCTATCATTTCCACCTTCTACTGGACCGAACTTGGGTACAGACGCCCCAATTAGATTAGGATAAGTTCCATATTGCATTATATATATTTCAATAGATAAAAAAATTATAAAATATACAAACGGATACCTATATTTTAGCTAGTAACAAACCTCGGCGCGATATTCATTGTTATTAATTCTTGAGTCAACAATTTATAAGCATATGGTATATCAATCGTAGCAAAATCAACCCTATTATTACACGTCTTACAAATATTAATATTCTTATCTTCATTAAATGGCACAATCATACCACACGGTTTACACACCGTAACAGTAAAGCCGTCGGAACAATGCATTAATCTATCTATGGTAAATCTTGCTGCTCCGTGCGAAATCATACAATCCCTCTCCATTTCTCCAAATCTTAATCCTCCACCATTCTTACGCCCCTCTAACGGCTGTCTCGTTAGATTTGCGGATGGACCTATCGATCTGCTATGCACCTTGTCTATTACCATATGCTTTAATCTCTGGTAAAAGCACGGACCAATAAAGATAGAACTGCTTATTTGTTCTCCAGTCTCTCCATTGTACATTAACTCATTTCCATGTGCTTCATACCCTACTTCCAATAATTTACTACTAATTGATTTTACCGATAAATCCGTAAAACTTGTCCCATCTCCAAACATCCCTAACTCCAATAACACTTTTCCTAAAAGGGTCTCCTTTAACTGAGCAATCGTCATTCTAGACGGAATGGCATGAGGATTTATAATTATATCTGGTTTTAAACCATTACTACAGAACGGCATATCTTCCTCCGCGATAATATTTCCCACCGTGCCTTTCTGTCCATGACGACTACTAAATTTATCTCCTATTACCGGCTTACGCGTTGAACGTAGTCTCGTCTTACAAAAGGTATAACCATCTCCATTACGATCAATAATATTTTTATCCACATATACTTCCTCGTCTGTCTTGAAAATCCTACTTTCATCGTGGAATTTAATAGAGGTGGTTACGTCGTTTCTAGCCTCTTTTATAGGCAATACCTTTGCTATAAATATATCTCTATTTCGTAAAATCGTATTTTCATCTACTACTCCCTGCGCATTAATTTTATCATAATTCCCCAATTTCATACCTTTGGTATCCTTCTTATTCGGTTTAGTGCGAATTTCTTGCGTACCATTTAACTTTTTATCTTCATCTTTTTCCGTATGATATATCGTTGCCTGAAATAAACCCCTATCTATCGCACCCTTATTTAATAAAACCGAATCTTCCTGATTATATCCCGAATGACTCATAATTGCTACTATAACCTGACTACCCGATGGAACCACATTTAATCCCAACATATTCATTATTCGGGTATCTACTAAGGGTTTGGACGAATAATTCAACACAAACGCCGTTTTATCCATCCTCTTATCATAATTAGTTACATACATACCCATTGCTTGCTTACCCATTGCACACTGATAGGTATTTCTAGGTGCTTGATTATGCTCTGGAAACGGAATACATGACGCTAACACTCCAAATAAAGTACTTGGATGTATCTCACAGTGAGTATATCTAACGATTGCATTCTCCTCATTCCACTTCATCGCAATTACACTACTATTTTGTTCCAGCGGATCCAAATATTCGATAATCGGAGTATCCAATTTAGTCTTATTTAACAAATCTGACCAACTCAACTTCTCTGTCTCTATCTTTTCCAACAGTTCAGGTGTCAATAGTAACTTATTATCTTTACCTATCCTTAACACCGGACGGGTTAATCTACCTGCAGAATTACATATATTAATTTCTTTTTCACTATAATCAAACACTATAGACGTATATACATTTATGATTCCTCCAAATTTATATTCCTTTAGTAATTTATATAAGTTCAATGGATCTTTCGCAATTCCAATCCATGTACCATTTATAATTAACTTTACTTTACTAAAGGTATCAGCCGGTTGTAATGTCTCACACGGAATAATATGTTCCTTAACATATTCATAAAGGCATTCGCTTTCTGATGGAATAGTTATATGAGTCAAATAACTCAAATTTTTAACTACTCCAACCGAATGTCCTTCCGGCGTCTCTGCGCAACATAAATAAAAACTACTCGTATTATGTAATTTACGAGGAGCAATTAATTTTCCACTTTTATCAATCGGTGTATTAACTCTTCGTAAGTGGCTCAACGCAGATATATAAGTCATTCTACTTAATACTTGGGCTACACCAACCTTACTGCTATTATAATGCTTAATTCCAAAATCTCCAGTAGATAATGCTCTCTTAAAACCATTTTCTATGGTTAGCGATTTTACTACCTTATAAATATTCGTTGTATTAATAATGTTTCCATAATCAAGTGTAGTTCTCCACGATCCTATATTAATTTCCTTAATGACTTGTTTCGTCAAGTCTTTTACAAATTTATTATAATAATTTCGGAATAAATTATTTAATAAGCTACCACAAGTGTCTAATCTTTTATTCTTATAAGAATCTCTGTCTGTTTCAGGCAATAACCCGAACGAGACATTGAGTAACTTGTTTGTCATGTGGCCTATAAAATATATTTTATGTGATACTAGTTTACAATGAGGTAATAAATCATTTTCTAACATCTCTAGCAAAAAGCGGCGTTTTTGTTTATAACCCTCCTCAGGAGTTATATTTATCGCCATATAAGTTACCTGTTTAATCATATAGTTTATTGCATCTTCTTTGCACATAACTGCCCGAGCATCTAACATAGATGCCTTTAGAGAATTTAATAATACCTGGTTACATTTATCTAAATCTAACACTATATACTGAGCGATTTCTTTATCTGACACTATTCCTAATGCCTTGAATAATATAAACAATGGAATCACCTGTCTCATTTTAGGCAGTTGAATATATAAACCATATCCCAATCCATTATTCTTTCGAGCCTTCATTATTGTTATTTGTTTAGGCGAAATTATCTTATTATCTGGTACCGACTTAATTTCTGAAATATAACTCCATTTAGTATTTTTTACAGTTTGAAAACAGAATATTCTATTTTCGGCCGTTCTCTCTTGTGTCAGTACCGTTTTTTCAGAACCATTTATTATAAAATATCCACCCGGATCATATTTACATTCTTCCGTTATATGAGTATTTAAGTTCTTGTAATGGTTTAAAATACAAATGTTTGAACGCAACATTATCGGTATTTTTCCAAGATTTATTTTTTTAAACACCTGCGGAATGATTTTTACGGTATCACCCGTTTTAATAATGTATTGCACCTTTAAATCTACCGTCATTAACGACGAATACGTAAAATTTCTTAATCTTGCTTGGTTTGGAAACATCATCTTTGTTGCTCCATTATTTTCAAATATTTGTGCTCGGTAAATAATCAAATTCTCCACATTTATATGAATATCTAAATGAAAATCCTGATTCGGCTCATCATTATCATTCTTTGAACGAATGATAATAGGATTGAACATTTGTATCGTTTTTTCTAACTGATTATCAATAAAATCGTTATACGATTCTAATTGATGCCTCACTAACTGCGATAAATGACAATTCTCAAAATATAGTTTTATTAATTTCCATGGTTCTTCTATATTTGAAAAAGTTTTACCGGGTTTAGACATAGTTTAATGATGTTTTTATATTTAATTTGGTTTCAATTATTAATTTAAATATAATATAAAATTGAATATAAAATAATAAATCATATAGTATACAACATGATTATTCCTATCAAATGTGTCTCTTGTGGCAAAGTACTCGCTGATAAATATAGACATTTTAAAGTTCTTGCAGCTAAGAAAAAATTAGGCAAGAGTACTACCACTACAGAAGATATTATATATCTTACTAAGGAAACCAATGCCCAAACGGACAAAACGGCTGAAGGCATTGCCTTAGATGAACTAGGATTAACCGATATGTGTTGCCGACGACATATGTTAACTCATGTTGATATAGAATAATTTCTCAGGTTATAGTATATGTCTTTATATACTTCTAGGTGTAGACGACAAAGGCGCCCTGCACGAAAGTATTATACTGGGAAGGTACGGAAGCGGAGTAGGCGGAGCAGGCGGAGTAGGCGGAGCAGGCGGAGTAGGCGGAGTAGAAATAAAATGTATGGTGGAACGAATGGATTAGTAGACATCCTCACAAATACCTATCGTTTTACAAAAAACGCAGGCTTAAATATGTATAATGGGTTTGCAGGAAGTACCGATAGACATTTGTCTAATGCTACATTGGGACAATTTAGTTAAAATTTTTTTCTTTATATGTTATATAATGAATCTACACAAAACAGTCAAGACACTATGCACCCCCGCCTATGTTTATATGATAGTATCCGTATTAACGCTCCTTTTATTAGGTTTACAGAATTTAGGAAATTCTACTTCGTATTGTGTAGGACAATATCGTTGTAATGTATCCAATACCGGTGGAGTATTTTTAGGAAAAGTAATCTATGTACTATTTTGGATTTGGGCGTTAGATATGGTATGTAAATTAGGCTATAAAAATGTAGCGTGGGGGTTATTCCTTTTGCCTTATGCTTTTATGATTTTAGGGATTGCGTCCTTATTCTCTCCTCGGCCTTTAATGTAATTTTATATTAAATAATATTTATAATAATATAAAATGGAAGAGATGGATAAAACGGTATGGGATATAATTGATTCATACTTTAGAGATAATCCAAGGGCTTTAATCGACCACCAGATAGATTCGTATAATCAGTTCTTTGATGAGGATTTAAAAAAAATCATTAAGCAAAATAATCCTATAAAAATTTACAAAGATTATAATCAAAAGACGAAACTATTTCAACTTAAATGTGACATTTATATCGGAGGAATAGATGGAGATAAAATATATTATGGTAAACCAATCATATATGATGAGAATAACATTCATTATATGTATCCGAATGAGGCACGGTTACGCAACATGACTTATGGGTTTACCATTCATTATGATTTGGATGTTAAATATACTATTAATAACGTGGAAGAAATTATCACCTACCCTCAAATGTATTTAGGTAAATTCCCCATTATGCTTCAATCCAACTATTGTATTTTACGCAATCTACCAAAGGCTACACGATTTCAAGTTGGAGAGTGTAATAATGACTTGGGTGGATATTTTATTATTGATGGCAAAGAAAAAGTTATTATTAGCCAAGAGAAATTTGCTGATAATATTATCTATACCAGAAAAGCCAAAGGCGACAATCTTATAGATAGCTATTATAGCCATTCCGTTGAAATTAAAAGCCGTTCGGAGGATGTCTCTAAGCATGTACGAACCACCTATGTTCGTATTACCGCTCCTACACCCGGATATTCGAACAAACAAATCGTAGTAGCCATACCAAATGTTAGAAAACCCATCCCATTATTTATTGTTATGAGAGCTTTAGGGGTTTTATCTGATAAAGATATTATTACTACTTGTTTATTAGATCTAAAAAAATATGACTCCTATATAGACCTTTTTATACCATCTATTCATGATACTCATAATGTTTACACCCAAGCAAGTTCTCTCGCATATATTAAAGAATTTATTAAAGAAAAAACTATATCCAAAGTTCACGATATATTAATGAACTATTTTTTACCCCATGTTGGCGTAATGGATTATAAACATAAAGCCACCTTTTTAGGATACATGGTATTTAAATTGTTAAATATCGTAACCAATGTAGAAAACCCCATTAATAGAGACAACTTTATGTACAAACGGATTGAATTACCTGGCACCTTATTACACGGACTATTTAAAGAATATTATATTCTTACTCAAAAAACGATTTATAGAAAAATAGACTCTGATTATCACTTTCATTCCTATTCTACTACAGTAAATGAATCATCTCAATCCGGACCGGACACTCAAAATTACAAATTTACCGAGCTTATCTTTAACAATATTTCGGTATTTAACAATTGGAACCCGGACGATGTTAACGTTGATATTGGATTTAAAAAGGCATTTAAAGGTGATTGGGGTGCTGCCGTACACAATAAAAAGGTGGGTATCGTTCAAGGCTTAGACCGCTTATCTTTTAATTCTGCCATATCACAGCGCAGAAAACTGAATTTACCACTTGATGACAGTGCTAAAGTAGTAGGTCCACGGCTATTACACGGATCTCAAATGTATTATATTGATCCGGTAGATACACCCGATGGGGGTAATATAGGAACGCATAAATATTTAGCAATACTTGCTAAAATCACGAACCATATTCCTAGCGCTCCTATTATAAAATGGTTACATGAAAATAGCCTTATCGTTAAACTAAACGAGTGTCTTCCCCCCTATCTTGCCTCCAATATTAAAATTTTTGTGAATGGCAACTGGATCGGCATGACTATCAAACCGGTGAAATTAATAAGGTTATTTAAGTATCATAGAAGACAAGGTATATTGCCTATATTTATAAGTATTAGTTGGTTTATTAAGGAAAAAAAAATAGATATATTTACTGATTCGGGACGATTAACACGACCTATATTTTATGTTACTCAAGAAACGGTGGATGCACCAGAAGAGAAGGAGGGGGAACTTACTATAGTACGTACGTCTAGTTATATGAACTTGACCGAAAAAGACTTTACTTGGACCAGATTGGTTACTGGAAGCGATGATTTAAAGAAACTGGGTTCTTATGCCTTTACAGAAACGGTGGACGCACGTGAACCATTGGCTATTTTAGATTATATGGATATTTCAGAAGAAGCCAATGCTTATATATCAACAGATGGTAAAGACATTGATAATACCTTGCATACCCATGTAGAACTGCATCCGTCCTTAATGTTCGGAGTGATGGGTAATCAAATTATTCTTCCAGCAAATAATCAATTACCGAGAGATTTATTTTCTTGTAGCCAAAGTAAACAGGGTGTATCTCTCTACCATTCCAATTATCAAGTACGTATTGATCAAACCGGGATTGTACTAAATTATGGCCAAATCCCACTCATTAAATCTAAATATTTAAAATATATTAGTAATGAAGAACACCCTTACGGAGAGAATGTTATTGTTGCTATAGGCGTTTATGGGAGTTATAACGTAGAGGATTCTATCTTATTTAATAAAGGATCCTTAGATCGGGGCATGTTTAGAACTACCTACTTTAATTCCTATGAAACACGCGAAGAAAGCACCCAAGTTAAGGGCGGAGCAGTAGATTCTAACTTTACCAATATAGAATCTCAAGACAACGTCACGGGGACCAAAGTCGGGTATGATTATAGTTATTTAGATGATAACGGCATTATTAAAGAAAATACGTACCTAAATGACAAAGTTATTCTTATTGGCAAAACGATCGCCGACGGAGAGAATAATCTACTAGTAGACGACTCCGTCTCTACTAAAAAAGGACAACTCGGCTACGTCGACAAAACCTATATTAGTTCTGATGAACCTGGTTATCGCCTCGCTAAAGTTAAAATTAGAGAAGAACGCATACCCGCTATTGGCGATAAATTTTGCAGTAGATGCGGGCAAAAAGGCACTATTGGACTTGTTATCGCCGAAGCCGATATGCCCTTCACCGCTGAAGGACTGAAACCCGATATTATCGTCAACCCCCACGCATTTCCATCACGAATGACCATTGGCCAATTAGTGGAAACCATTATGGGGAAAGTGTCATGTAATATAGGAGCATTTGGAGATACCACCGCATTTGTTAATAAAGGATCTAAGCATGAAATATTCGGCAGAATGTTGACTGAATCGGGCCTACATAGTAGCGGCAATCATATATTATATAATGGAGAGAACGGCAACCAGATGAATATGTCATTTTTTGTTGGACCTACTTATTATATGAGACTGAAACACATGGTAAAAGACAAAATAAATTACAGAGACAAAGGTCCTAGAACAATGCTTACAAGACAAACCGTACAAGGCAGGTCTAATGAAGGAGGATTACGTATAGGTGAAATGGAAAAAGATGCTATCGTCTCTCATGGCCTAACCTATTTTCTTAATGAATCCATGCTGGTTAGAGGTGACCTATACTATATTGCCGTGTGCAATAAAACTGGCATGTTAGCAATCTATAATGAAAATAAAAATATCTTTTTGAGTCCACTTGCTGATGGACCTATTAAATTTACGAATCAGGTACTTCCATATGACCCCGGACAACTCCGCAATATTAGCAAATATAGCCGGGAGTTTAGCATTTTAAAAGTACCTTACACCTTTAAATTATTATTACACGAATTATTATCCATGAATGTGGCGTTACGCCTTATTACAGATGATAATATAGAACAAATAAGTTCAATGACCTTTTCTCACGTAGTATCCAAAGACATGAAAATAACCAAAATTATCGATAAAGAACCAGATAAAGAATCTGATGAAGAACCAGATAAAGAATCTGATGAAGAACCAGATAAAGAATCTGATGAAGAACCAGATAAAGAATCGGATGAAGAACCAGATAAAGAATCTGATGAAGAACCAGATAAAGAATCTGATGAAGAACCAGATAAAGAATCGGATGATTCTAACTCTATGATTACTAAAGGACTCGACGCAATAGGATTAACGGGTGCAACGTCTGCACTTACAGATGTTACTGATATGATTGTGGCAAATGTTACAGATAGGACAGCATCTTTAGCGAAAAATATAGAAGAAACCGTAGACACTATAGGCGATACCATTACAGATGTTACAGATGTAATAGGTAAAACTTCTACTACAGCGGTAAAGAATACGTTAGATATTTTACCAAAACCGTCCGAAGCCATAACTCGTTTAAATAATATAGGGGAAATAGTGGGGGAGAAATCATCGGAAATGATGGATAATGTTGGAAACGCTACGAGCTCAGCAATGAAGACGGTGGGAGAGAAATCATCGGAAATGATGGATAATGTTGGAAACGCTACGAGCTCAGCAATGAAGACGGTGGGAGAGAAATCATCGGAAATGATGGATAATGTTGGAAACGCTACGAGCTCAGCAATGAAATCCGTCGAAGACAGCATAGAAACGCTATTACCAACTGAATCTAAACTAGGATTACTTAATGATTCACCTGAGGAAAAGAAAGAAGATATACCTTCCTCCAATACCAAGATAATTATATAAATATATACAAAATTGAATTAAATATAGTTATAGTATAATTAAACAAACATGCAACAAGACAGCGAAATTATCCAGCATATTTATAAATCTCGTGTAAATATCTTAAAACAAATGAAGAATTTATCATATAATACTGACGCATATGAAAACATTAGCATAACTGAGGTAAGCCATATGCATAAAAATGATCAATTAGATATGATATTAAAAAAACCTAACCAAACTGTATATTGTAAATACTTACTAAATAAAAGTCTACGTGTAAGCTATATAGAAGAAATCATAGAAGAGTTATTTAATATTAGAGCACTATTAACTAACAATGATAGTATTATCTTGGTGACCCAACATACCGGAACGGATACTATTAAACAATATTTGAGAAAATTATTTACTGATCGTAACTACTATATATCTAATAGAACCTTAGCACAATTACAATTTAATATTTTAGACCACGTGCTTGTGCCTAAGCATACAATATTAACCGAATCCAGTATAAAAGAGATGCAAACCAGATATAATATCAATTCTAGTGATGCTTTACCCGAAATTTCCAGGTTTGATCCGGTTTCTAAAGCACTTATGTTGAAACCAGGAGAAATAGTGCATATAGAGAGACCGAGCAAAACGGCAGTCACAGGAGACTATTACAGAGTATGTATTAATAAATAAATAATATTAATATTATATTATGAATGAGTTAATAGAAGAAAAGAGAGAATTAGATACTGGATTTATGTTAATAATGGAACATTTTAAGCAATTATTTGTAGATAATAGTTTATCTATGGACAATTTCAATAAACCCGACACAGAATATAATAAATTAGAAAAAAACATCAGTAAGAACACGGCATCACATTTTGAATACACTAATAAAGTAGAAATGCTACAAAGTGCTCTCCTGCAAAAATATAAACTATCCAATAGTCAATTACATGACTTAAAAAACCGAAATTCTCAATTACATAAAAAGTGGGAGGAATTAATGTCTTTTAATAATGCATCAGTTCAAATGAAATCGGATGCAATATTCAACTATAGCAAAAATAATATTATTATATTTAACTATTTGTTTGGAAGTATTTTTTGCTTTTATATTATTCATAATTTATAATGTCCTATTTTATATATATATGGATTTATTAGTTAAACATTTAGGTATTAATACCCCACCTGATTTAACACAAGGACAATCATTTAATAACGGAATTCATCAGTTTTCATTAGAATCTAATTATAGTCTATTGCAAGATGGTTCTCCATCTGCCTTATTTTCATCTATAGAAACAATGAAAAATAATAATACTACCGAACTTTCCAATCTTGATAATCAATTTAAAAAATTATTATCAACCTATACTGGTTTATTAAATACCGTCAATAGAGAGATTTTACAAGAGCAACAAAAATATGGTCCCATGTCCGATTATTTAGGTAAAAGACACCAGACGAATAGCCAAGATACCTATATTAATGAATATGGGTATGCGAGGGACATTCCATTAGACTTTGCGGTGGACTCAACCTGTCCTAGTTCTAGCGATGCCTTTAATAATACGTGTCAAGGGCTATCAGACGCATATGGGGTTACTTATGATGAAAATTTTAATGCCTTTGATACGCTGTTAGAAAAAAATACTGACCAATGTAAAATAAATAATCCAGGGCACAATACTGTTTTTGCAGTGCAAACTCCATGCGTGGTCCACGGATGTACTGCGTCTGGTTATCCCGGGCTAGGTGATATGTGTAATGCTCCTGGAGGACCATCTGGCGGGTGGACCTGTTGCGCTGGTGATAAAATCCAGACTGAGGACGGTAAACGACAAATGACCCCTGATATAAAAGCCGCTATTGAAAAAAATAGAGCAAACTCTGTCACCGATACTACCGACTTTGGATGTGCACCCGACTTTGCTAAAGAATGGTGGGAACATCATTCGTGTAAAACCAAACCCTCCTCCTCTAAACACCCAGGATGTCTTAGGAATACCATAAATACTTCTATTTTTAAGAAAGGACCTGATATGACCCCGGGCGAACCGTGTCATTTAGCAGGGAAAAATATTAGAAATTCTAAAACTAATGCAATAGCATGGGTCGATTTAACCGGTGTTAAACACGCTTATCCTAATTCAAAAATGAGGGATGACCTTATCGGTTGTAATACCAAAGTTACCGTCACATTAGATGATGCCAAATTCTCTAACGTACCAAACGGACCACCTATGACGAATGATGGTATATGTCTAAATATATCCGTTAACGAATCCGATTATAAAGAGTTATTAAAAATGAATAAAGAGTTACAGGTGTTGGCGGCTAAGATAGTCAATGCGTTAGATAGATTAATAAGTAAGGATTCTGAGACGGAAACAGAGATTAGGACAAAAAAAAGTTCTATACACGCTTTTTTGAAAAATTTAAAAAAAGAGAGAAAGAACTTTGATAAGAATAAACATTTAATAAAAACCATGAAGCACTTGAGCGAGGATTCTCATGTCTCATACGTTTCTAATAAATATCACATGATAGCGTGGGGATTATTAGTAGTTGGAGTAGGAGGATTTACGGTCCATCAATTAACTTACAGGACATCTTTATAGATTATTATATATATCTTTATTATATGAACGCTTATTTAGTAGAATTCGTTGGTACGCTGTTTTTTGTTTTCGTGATAATTTCTACGTATAATCCTTTAGCAATTGGCGCTGCTTTAGCAATTGCTATTTATTATGGATCCACCATTTCGGGCGGTCATTTTAATCCGGCCGTAACTATTGTTATGACCTTAAATGGTAAACTATCCAAAACACAGCTATTACCTTATATTTTAGCGCAAATTACTGGAGCGGTTTGTGCATTTGAATTATTAAAAATTATATAATAATAAAAATATGTTATATTATATAATTACTAATGTCCAAAATCATACCAGACAAATTCATACAAGACAATAGAGATGCTTCCCCTATAGGTGGTATCCCTATGGCTCTGAGCGTTACGGGCAGTCCGGCTGATTTTACTACCCCCTCCTCAGATGATACTGCTGCGAGGAAAAAAGAGGTGGACAAAAATTTAAAGGCTTTATCGCCCAAACAGTCAGCAGAGGAACCGAACGCGAATAAGGATGCGGCGGGCAGAATTTTAAAGGCTATACTAGGTAACCCGGAATCAATCGCTGAATTAAAGAAAATATTAGCCGCAATAAAGGGACCATCTACGTCTTTATTTAGTGGATGGGGTGAAAAGGGTTCTTCTTCTTCATCTGCGGATACAAACCCACGCAGCCGAAATACTCATCCCCGGGGGAATGACACCGGTCACAGTGGTGATAGAGCATCAACTGACACAGAAAGTGGTGATAGAGCATCAACTGACACAGAAAGTGGTGATAGAGCATCAACTGACACAGAAAGTGATGATACGGTGCCTCATAGTAATAAGTCTAATATCTCCTCTACCGATGCGTACAAGAAGATGAAAACTATAAAAGATATGAAATTACCGGAACAAATAACTGGTCTGAATAGTTTGCTAACTTCTTTTGAGAAACCACCTGTCGGGCTAAATGTAGGTGGGGCAGGGATGACTGACGACGATAAGAATGTTCTTAACATGGCAATACTGACATTTATTAGAGAACATGCCTACGACTCTATTTTATTTAAGGGTCTTAATGACTATGATGAGCTATATGGTACTTTAAATGGCATATTAATTGAGAACTTTAAAAAAACAAAGGATCAAAAGAAAACTAAGGCGCAAAACAAAAAAAATTTTGAGGTGGCAACGGCGCAAGATGACTTGAACAGCGCGAAGGAAGCCATAAAGGTCCTCATGCAAAAACATAAGGATGAAGATATAATGGAGGCCAAAGAACGTGTTACTGAACTCGATGCAGAGAAGACCAATACCGAGCAGCAGCTAGCAAAGGCAACTATAGCACAAAAAACTGATGTTGGCGATCCAGAAAGCAAAATCGCTACTCCGATGATCCCTCAGGCTCCGGTTCCTCCCAGTCAACCGCCCAAAACAGCACCACATCCAGATATCTTACTGGAACAATATAAACAACGCTGGAATAATCTAAGTGATGTTGCCGATCAGAAAGAAAAATCACTACAACAACAAAAACAAAAAATTGATCACGGGAGTAAAGATATTAATAATGAAGTGGATACTCTGACTAATAAGTTGTTGGAGATCAAACAGAAACTAGCGCAAGCTACAACCTATGTAACAACCCTAGAAAAAGCCAGAACCGAAAAAGAAAAAAACACAAGAGCATCCACTACACGGGGCAATAGAGAGGCTGAATTGGAACAGCAATACAATAAGATTAAAGAGGCGAATATAATACTGGAAACGGCACAGCAATCGCCAACAGCAGAGGAAGTTACGATAGCCGTGGATCAGGCTGATGATGACCCGACCCCCGAGAAACTAATACAAAATTTATTAGATATTCTATTAGAGAAAACAAGTCCAATATATACACCCCAATATTTTGAATTAAAAAAAGAATTCTCATATAACGACGCCTCGAATGGCAACCCGGCAATTTATACAGATATAAAGCCATATTATAAACGGGTATTTATGACTCGCTCTATGACCCATAAACAAAACCCATGGAAAAAAACAACTGATACAGTCTATTATATAATGCCTAGCGGTCCTAGCGGTGAATTGGGCTCTCTGGTTCGTGAATCTACAAGAGGCCTTCCTGTTGTTGGATCTTGCGCCATTCAGTATGTGCAAGGCACAACCACAATCTCCGGCGAAATATCCGGAAATGCTAAGGACGATAAACCGGGACAAAAATTACAAGAATTACGTGCTTTTATATGCTCTAGAAATAATTGTAATAGAGGACAGATGGTATCATTACCTAAGGATGACCCGCTTATAAAGAGCCCGGTCAAGGGTAATGAAAAACGTGCTTTTGAAACACTTGATAGTAGTATGCATCAGGCAGAAGAAGAAAATCATGCTAGGAGTTTAGAAATAAGTACCTATTTATGGGAGTTATTACGGTACCTCTCCGGACCTCGTCATAATCCCGTAAAAATCACCTATAAAGGTAATTATATTTATTACCATGAAAATAACAATGAAAATAATCCCACAATTCTTAAATCTAGATCATATTTGTGTAAACCTACACCATATAAAAACTATATAACATTATATGATATATCCGGAAAAGAGCCAATTACGAATTTTTTATATGGTATAGATCGTAATGCTAGTAAATATGGTGAGAACAATGCTAGTATCACTATAGATAATAACCACCTCGGTCTGACAGCAAGTATGGAAATGTTTAATAGTGGTACCGACAGCCGAACAGGCGAAGCGGACGAAGATGTCCATGTATCCTCTCCCTCCCCTGTGTTGCATACCAACTCTACAGTCATATTGAACAACTCGAATCCGTCGCGGGTCGTCCCGAAGGCCGCACCTCAGGGAAATCTGCAGCAACAATCGGATAAAGTTGTACATCATGAATATCCCCACCACGGCGGTAAGAAACCGGAATATGAATATGATATATTAAAAGCATGTATATTAGCCAATTTATATACCTTAATTTTATTTATTAACATTAAACCCTTATCCAACCCCATTGAGGCATTATATAATGCGTTTAAGGACGGTCATATTTTAGGCTCGGAGGATAAACGTGACCCCATTTTAAAAACAGACCCAATAAATGCACATATCACTATTCCTGAGACTACAGGGCTATTCATTAGAAAAACTACCCCAATAACTATAAAACCAATATTTAATGGATATGATAATGCGAAAGATTGGTTTAAAGGGTGTGTTACAAATTCTACACTATTTAATTGTATAATCTATAAGGGACATACTAATTATCTACCTATAGAGTCAGTTATAGGAAAATATAGTATTTATAATAATCTAGAGGACAGAACTAAACTATTTAGTAACTATCCTTATGACTATCGTATTGAACAGTATAATAAATTATATCTTACAAGATACCGGGCAATCAATAAAATGGGAGACCTTTCTAGAAAGTCTAGAAAGACATTGATGACTGGAACTTCCGGTTATACCGCTCAAGAATTAAGGGTTATTGAACAGGCCGTAAAAGATCCCTCTACCCGTAATAACCCACTGTTATATCCCGATATGTATAACCTGCAGAAAGGAGTAGCATTAACAAAGGACAAAACATGTAAATCAAATGGTACATTTAGGTCTAATCTCTATTTAATTTTCGGGGACAAGAACGGGTATGTAATATCTCAGGGAGGAGGTAGTAAGAAGAAAACGGCTTCCAACCATAAAAAATACAATAAAGACAAATTATACATGAAACAGCTTAACAAACAACGACAAACAAAACCAAACAAAACGAATAAACGGAAAAAAAACGCCAAAAAATATACTAATAAACGCTATAAATCTCGTAAATAAAATCTCTCGCTATAATATGAATTGGGGGAACTTATATAATCTTACTAAACAATTTATAAAAAAAGTAAAACACGAGGTTTCCTTACCTGTTACTATCGCAGATTATGCCCCTACTATGCGACAATCAGGAGGAAAAAATAAACGAAAAACGCATAAACGAAAGCCTCCAAAACGTAAACCGCATAAACGAAAACCTCATAAACATAATTCGCGTAAAAGAACCAAAACTCATAAAACGCAAAATCACTAACGTTTACGTTGTTGTTTTTTTAAAAAACAAAATAATACATACAACCCTACAGCGCCAAATAATGTATAATATAAATATACTAAAGAATCATTCGGTATAGACGCCATTGTTTCAAACCCCTCTGTTTTATATTTACAGTATTTCTTATTATGGGAGTTGTACCCACCTTTAAACGAACATGGATCCACCTTTTTAGCATCTTCCTCGGTAATAAAATGGGTATTATATGTCATATGGGTATTAGTATTTGAACAAATATTACCGGGTAAATTTCTCGTGCTTGTTAATGTGACCTCTACACAATTTGGGTTTCCGTCTGATGCAAATGCTCCAAATATGCCAAACAAATTTAAATTAGCCATATTATTCATTATTCCAGGAATTAATCCATCTAAATGGAATCCTTTATCATAATCATCCGTAGAGTTTAATGGATTATTACCATTGCTCGCTTCCGGTTGATGAGATATGTATAGATACCTCGAAACGAGTTCGTTTGTATTGGGATCCTTACATTTAGCGCTAGTTTTTAAAAAAAACTGATCTCCTAAAGGATGCGGTTTTATGCAATTCGCTTTTGTATTAGAAGTAAGAAATAAATCGGTATAACTATTTAGCGCCGCAATATTTTTCTCAAAATCGCCCGAGCCTGGACCGGCGCCAAACATGGCTGGCGACTGTATAATTTTAGAGTAAGAAAACTCTGGGACTGTAGCATCTTCTTTTGTCATTTATATAACAAGATATATAATTATTTACTCCGGGTATCTGTTTTCTAAAAGGCTAGTATTGTCCTCGTTGGTTTTCGTTTTTAGGTCAGCATCATTAGCCAATCTTTGTTGCTCCGTCTTCGCCTCATGAATCCCCCTCTGGATATTTTCATATATATGTTCTATATGGTCATTACTAGAAGTGATTACTTTATTTAATTTTGTGATAATATGGTAGATCTTTTTAAGTGATGGAGACGATATTTTACTAATATCAGCATGTTCTATATCTGGTTCTAAATTGTCTATAAGATTATTTAAGGTAGTTTGTAGTGCCAACAATTCATTCTTTTTATTAATAAGAGATAAATCCAATTCTGTTATTGGTACATAGACTTTATCGGATTGTTTGGTGTCTGATTCTGTATCTTCTATATACTTTATATTTATAGCCTCTGCTTTATTTAACGCTACAATTACCTCATTTATTTTCTGTTGTATAACCATTGACTTATTACAAGGATCTATATCTAGATAATCGATTTTTGTGATTTTTGTCGGTTTATGTGTCAAATTTTCTACCGCTTCAATTAGTAAATTTTTACTAAACTCCCAAAAAAGTAAACTGCCTATAAATAATATACAAAAACATATAATTAAATCCATATATATTAGTAGTATTATTTTCTATCACTAATATACATGGTATTATCTAAAAGCCAGAGATTTAACTCTATGACCTGTTGTACCGGTCAATGGAAAGGATTTAAATCTGACAAGGTATCCCATGATAACGTGCCTAAATTTATTGCCCTCCCAGGCAATTATAGACCCTTAGTGATAAACCCCCACTCTACTCAAGATATACATCTCGCAACTGCTTTATTAAACAGTAACCAATTTAAAGCACGACCCTTAAAACAGTGGAGAAAGCAATATGGTAATTATAATAATAGACAGTCTAATCGTGGCAGAAATCTACTACAACAATATAATACCCCCGGAGGCTACATGGTGCAAACCGCCCGTGAAAATACGGTTACCAATTCGTGTGAATGTTCGGGAAATGTACTTGGAATAGCCGATTATACTTTAGGAGAATTTACCCAATCTAAACAAACGGTAGGTAGTTCTTATGATTATTCCACTTGTAAAGATGTTTCTAATTGCATTCTGACAGATGAACCATCTAAAGCTAAACGACGCACGCGCACTAGCTATAATGTGCCTTGTAGGCAACATAGTTATTCTTCCTATTATCAATATAATCACGCCAGATGCAAAGAATATGATCAAAATATGAATGGCGAATTAAGATATGGGGACAGAACCGATAAGTCTAGGTGTTCATGTGAATGTGCGTGTAGCGATGAAAAATGTGTTGGATCATCGTCCATGGCCGGATGTTATTCTCGCCCTGAAAATAATTCTCAATCATGTCGTAAACGCGCATGGGAAAAACCTAATAATAAACAGTTTTGGCAACAAGGAGCCGTTAGTTCCGGTTCCCGCATATTACGTCTCAAATTAAACACCTTGAATACTACCGCTAATAGTATAGGAGTTGTTTACGGGAAAGGAGCGGCTAATGCCCTTACCTATAATGGCAATCCTGCTGCACCATTTATAACCAAAAATAAAATGAACGCAGGGGGGTATGCGATACGACGCGATCCACGAGCATCAAAATACCCGGTTGATGCCGAATTATATTATTCCTACTTGGCAAATAAAAAATTATGGAAAGGTCAAAATGCCTGCACGAAAGAATGTTTATAAAACCATATCAAATAACGAATTACTTGTAACTATATCTGTATCATACTCTAAAAAGTAATAACACCTTAAACAAATTAGAACATCATTTAACGCATTGTGGGTACCTTTAGGGGTAGTTTGGAATAAATGTTCGTGTAATTCGGTTAAGGTAGGATATTTATAATACGTAGACCCATCTTTAAACTTTCTCTCTATTTTACATTTATCTATAGTGGATTTCATCGTACAATAGATGGCTGGTTGTTTAGTAAAAACAGATAGTATATTATTACGGATGCTTTCTACAATAATAAGCTTCTTATCGAATGAAATATTATGGGCAACCATTCTATTGGCTAATTTAGCATAAGTGTTAAATTCCGTCAGGGCAGTCGTTATATCTAGACCGTCTTTTTCACACATATCATTTGTAACATGGTGTATTGCTGTCGCACTTTCAGGGATGGTAACATCTTTAGGTAGTTTTATTAAATGATCCACCTTATGCAATATTGTATTTTTTTCACAGTCAAATACAATATAACTTAATTGTACAATATACGGCCAATTATCTGAATCGTGGATAGAACCCTTATAATCTTTAGGCAATCCGGTAGTTTCTGTATCAAAAACCAGCACAATCATTACTATTATATATCATTATTTCTATATATCAATTTTTATCTTATTTTTGCAGGGATTATAGGACATTCTATGATATTCAGTAACTCCGTAAGTAATTAAACCGCTCATATGTTGTTTAGTACCATATCCTTTATTCTTTCTTAAGCCATAATATTCTTCTAATTTCGGATAGGTATCGCATAACTCTTCTATATATTGGTCCCGTTCTACTTTAGCCAAAATAGACGCAGCAGCAATAGACGCATATTTATTATCACCATTAATAATACAGGTGGTTGGTATCTCTCTATACTCATTATTTCGCAGAGAGAGATATGGTTTATAATCATTGCCATCAACTAGTATATAATACTCGGCATCAGACAGTTGCTTTGAAACGGATGAGATGGCTGTATGCATTGACGAAAAGGTGGCTTGTTTAATATTTATCTTATCTATTCTTTTCTCATCCTCATATGCTACAGCCCATGCTATAGCGTTCTCTTTAATATATTCATATGCTTCCCTCCTTTTTTTTGCGGAACTATATTTTTTACTATCTTTTACTTTAGTGGTATCAAATGTATTAGAGAGAATTACCGCAGCCGCATATACTCTCCCAAATAGAGGACCCCGACCTACCTCATCCACGCCAATTTCATATTTAGATGATTCTTGATATTTAAGTTCTAGCATTATTAACTTATCAAAATAAAATATTCTATTTCAATTATATAATGAAACTAAATAAATTATACGCTTATTTACTTCTATTATTAGTAATTTTGTTTTCGTGTGGCGTAAGTACTATTGAAGGTATGGAATACGGTGCTGCTGCTGCTGAAATATTTGATTCGGGCCAAGCAACCGCATATCGCAATATGATAACTACCGAAAAAAATGCCCTTGAGGAACTAAAACAAAAACCCCATCATCCTAATGGATTTAACCCGCAGACTGGTCAGTATACCCCATGGGATAATCCAGAGTGTGATCGAACAGACAAGAAGAGGGAAGAGGAAGAATTGAATATGGAGCCGGATAGGAAGTGGAAATATTATAATCGGGAGCAGGAAGAATGGAATAGGGAGCAGGAAGAATGGAATAGGGAGCAGGAAGAATTGAATAGGGAGCAGGAGAGGAAGTGGAAATATAATAATCGGGAGAAGAAAGAATGGAATAGGGAGAAGGAAGAATGGAATAGGGAGCAGGAGAGGAAGTGGAAATATAATAATCGGGAGAAGGAAGAATGGAATATGGAGCAGGAAGAATGGAATATGGAGCAGGAAGAATTGAATATGGAGCAGGAGAGGAAGAAGGAAGAATGGAATAGGGAGCAGGAGAGGAAGATGAAAGAGGATTATCTGGAGAGGAAATATAATAATCTGGAGAAAGAAGATGATAAAAATGATTCATCAGAAAATTTCGACAATAGGTATATATTAAAGTCGCAAGTTGTTCCTCCCGTGTGTCCAGCATGTCCACAAACGACCGGATGCCCCAAAACAAAAGCATGTCAACCGTGTGCCCCTTGTGCTAGATGTCCCGAACCATCCTTTGATTGTAAAAAAGTACCAAATTATAATGCTATAGGACGTAATGCGCTACCGATGGCGTATCTTAACAGTTTTAGCGCGTTTTAAACATTTTTTATCAATACTTAATGTTTTTTTTCGACTAGAGGTAGGTACTATATTAATTACACATTTAGATTTCGTACCATATAACGGCTCCGTACAACCTTTATGTTTTTTTGTAAATTTAAAAACCTTATCTTCTTTACTTGAACAACGTGACCTAAAATGTTCATATCTCTCTCTTACATCACAATAGGATAACCCAGATGATTTACCCAATTGTTTATTTATACGCTCATGTAACTGAAATATATATCTTGAAAAAGTTTCTCTATCTTTTAAATGACATTCCTTTATAGGAAAGTATTTTAAATTCTTAATAAGATTATCTCTACAATGTTTGCATGGAAGGGTAAAGGCTAGAGTTTGTATAAATTGTTTATAGTATTTTTTATGATTATTGGTTGGTTTGACCGGATAATTAAAGCTCATTATGTGTAAATAGTGCCATAGACTCGGTCCCCAAACGGCAGTGAGCATTCCATCTCCACTCATATAGTGTTTTTTGGTAAACACGCGTTTTTTGGTTTTCATCTCTATATAATTAGGTTAGAAATATTTTGTGGAGTAGAGGTAATGTCCTTAGAAAAGATATGATTAATAATCGCATTATTATACTCTTTATCGCTTAAATACTCGGCTAACTTAAATTCTTTTAATACGCCTACTAATGAGCGAAATAGCATATACAGTATTATATAATATTATATTTAAATACGTATAATTGAGTGCTTAATATTACTATCTATTATATAATGAGTTTTAAAGATGCTATAGCAGATAATTTTATGATTATTTTAGTTGCAATTGTTGCTATTTTGTGTATTATTGTATTTGTATATTATAAATACATGAAACCTAAATTGACGCCTACCTATGTAGCCAATAAAGAGTTTGTTGGCACCGATAATACTAGCGAATTATCCCAAAAACCGATAGCACATATTATGTTATTTACCGCGTCATGGTGTCCATATTGCAGAAAGTTACAAGACGAAGGCACCTTTTCTAGATTTAAAACCGAAAACCAAGGGAAAGTGATAAATAATTATGAATTAGATATTCAAGAAATAGACTGTAGTAATGACCAAGACTCTAATATTAAAACGAAATTAGATGAATATAATGTGGATGGATTTCCGTCTATCAAACTTATAAAAGAAGGCGACCCTCCTAGTTCTGCTTATGATTTTGATGCTAAACCTAGCATTGATACCTTAAATAAATTTATTCATGCTGTTTTATAAAGTCTTTTATATACGGTAGGCCATTATTTATTAATTGTTGTTGTG